TTATCAGGTCAATACAAATATATATGCCTCTGGAGCGGCCGCAAATACTCAAATTAGTTTTTATAAAAATGGATCAGTATATTCTACACCTGTTTATATTAGCGGTGCTTATATTATGCAAGGAGCGACTGATTTAATTTATTGTAATGGGTCTACTGATTACATTGAAGTTTATTTTTCTTGCCAGCTTGCCTCGACAGTAGGTGGTGCAGCAGGTACCCAATTTGTTAGATTTTCTGGCGCAATGGTAAGGGGAGCATAAGATGAACCTATATGAAAAGATAATGGCTTTATATTCCGAACTAAAATATGAAGATTTCCTAACAACCATACGTTTACAAAATGATTCTGATGGTAAAGGTGACTACATAAAAGAGTGGAATCATGACTACCCTAAGCCCACAGATGAGCAATTAAAATCACTGGAGCTAAAATGATAACAAACACTTGGAACATCGTAGCAATGAATTGCAAACCAGACGTAAATGGTATGCTTGATTATGTCGTGACAGCACACTGGACTCTATCGGCTACAGACGGCACTTACACAGGTTCAGTATATGGAACAGCATCATTTGAAGTTGATCCTGCTAAATCTAATTATGTGCCTTATGCTGACTTAACTTTAGATAAAGTAGTTGCTTGGGCTAAAGCAGCATTAGGCGCAGAACAAGTCGCTTCATATGAAGCAAACGTAGCAAGTCAAATTGAAGCTCAAATAAATCCAACAATCGTAACTCCACCATTACCTTGGATTGTATAAAAATGATTGATTTAAACTTAAGCGTACAAGAAATTAACTTAATTCTACAAGCGTTAGGTCAAGCCCCCTATATTCAAGTAGCTGAACTTGTAGAGAAGATAAAAGTACAAGCTGTACCTCAAGTTGAAGCATTACCTAAAGAAGAAGCAGAGGAGGTCTAATGAAAGCTTGGCTACTTGCGTGGTTAAAAGAAAAAACTACTTGGGCGGGAATGTTAGCTTTAGCTAGTATTTTTGGAGTGCCTGATTTAGCTGAGCCCCAACAAACTGCATTAGTTGCTTTAGCGGCGAGCCTTTTTGCTATGCCTGATAGAAACGGTAAATAGTGAAGACAAGCCACAACGGAAGAAAGTTAATACAAGAGTTTGAGGGGTTTAGAAGTACACCTTATTTGTGCAGTGCTGGGGTACCCACTATCGGTTTTGGCTCGACTATGTACTTAGAAGGGACAAGAGTTAGGTTAGCTGACCCTGAGATCACTAGGGCGGAAGCAGAGAATTTATTTGTTAACACCCTTACTAAATACGAAGATACGGTAAATAAAACTACTAAAGGGTTGAACCAAAACCAGTTCGATGCTTGTGTGTCCTTGTGTTACAATATAGGGCGAGAGGCTTTTACATCTTCAACTTTAGTAAAAATGATAAATGCAGGGACTGCACAGGATTTAATAGCTCCACAGTTTCTTCGTTGGAACAAAGTGAAAGGTAAACCCGATAAAGGGCTCACACGTAGAAGAGAAGCTGAGAAAACCCTTTTTTTAAGTAACACCGCATAGACACTATTTAGAGGATTGGTGGATGGCTTTACAATACCTTCAGTTTAGACCCGGAGTCTCTAGAGAATCTACCAACTTAGCAAATACAGGGGGGTTCTATGCATGTCAATGGGCTAGGTTTAGAAGTGGCTCTCCTGAAAAGATAAATGGATGGACGCTCCCTAGTGAAGGTACTTATTTAGGGGAGTGCAGAGATCTTATAGAATGGGTGTCGCTCAATTCTAACTACATTGTAGGTTTAGGAACCGATTTAAAATTTTACCTCTATATAGGGGGTGCTTATTTTGATATTACTCCCATCCGCCTATCAAGTAACCTTGCAGCAAGTCCTTTTTACCCTATATATTCTACGCTTTCAGCTGGTATTTCAGCTACTGCTACAACTATATCTGTTACAAGCGGTACTTCTTTTGCTTATGTGTATCCCTATGTAATTCGTATAGATTCTGAAGATATTTACGTTACATCTGCGGCGGGTACTACATTATCAGGATGTATACGCGGATATAACGGTACAACAGCAACAACTCATAGTACTAGCGATGTAGTAACCAGCCCTTATTTAGTTGTAGCTAGTGCTACTAATGGCGCTAACGTAGGAGATTACGTTACTTTTTCAGGGGCTACAGCTTTTGGTCCTTACAGCACTGCAGTGCTCAATGCAGAATATATAGTAACCTCTCAAACCACAAACTATATAACTGTATATACAGGCATACAATCTACATCAGCTACTAATGGTGGTGGAAGTGCTCCTGTTGTAGCTAAATATCAGGTTCACGTAGGGCAAGCCATAGATACATTTGGTAATGGTTGGGGCATCGGTCCTTGGGGTATAGGTCCTTGGGGCACACCGTACCCAGTGTCAGTAAATACGCAAGAAATGCGTATATGGAGCTCAGCTGTCTTTGGGCAAAACCTTGTATACAACATTCGTAATGAAGGGGTTTACTATTGGGATGCTTCAACTAATTTAACTCCTAGCGGGCAAGTAACTGCTGTTGGCGTAGATATAACAGCCCTTCCCGGAACTGATGGGCAAGCCCCTAACGTAGGTTCAAGAGTAATTGTTACTGAAGAACGTCATATAGTTGTACTTGGTGCTAACGACCCCTATGCTGTAGATCCTACAGAGCAAGACCCTATGCTTATTAGGTGGTGTAGTCAAGAAGACCCTTTAACATGGACCCCAGCGGTAACAAACACTGCAGGTAGTCAACGTCTTGTATACGGTAGTATGCTGGTAACAGCGGAAATAACACGCCAAGAAACTTTAATATGGTCAGATACATCCGTGTACTCTATGCGGTACTTAGGCCCTCCATATACTTTTGGTTTCAATACAATATCTAACGAAATAACTATAGCCTCTCCTAACTGTGTAGCAACAGCTAATAACATTACATACTGGATGGGTAACTCTAAGTTCTATGTTTATTCTGGAAGAGTGGATACTCTACCCTGTGCATTACGTCAGTACGTATTTGATGATTTTAACTTTATCCAAGCAAACCAAGTATATGCTGGCACTAACGAAAAATATAATGAAGTATGGTGGTTCTACCCCTCTGCTGACTCTGACTATAACAATAAATATGTTATTTATAACTACTTAGAAAAGCTTTGGTATTATGGTGATGTAGAAAGAACTGCGTGGCTTGACTCTCATATACAGGGGACTCCTTGGGCTACGTATAACGGCATGTTGGTGCAACATGAGTCAGGTACTGATGATGGTTCTGTTAACCCCCCTGCGGCGATCCCTGCATACATAGAAAGTGCTGATTTTGACATTGGTGAGGGAGATAAGTTCTCTGCTGTTAAACGGGTTATACCTGACGTTGACTTCATTGGATCTACTACGACTACACCTTCTGTAACTATGACGGTATCAACACGCAACTTTCCGGGTCAGGGCCTCTTTCTTAACGATACACCTACTAATATCTCCGGTTCTAAAGTTACTACCCAAGTTTATGATTACACCAACCAAGTGTTTGTTAGACTGCGAGGAAGGCAAGTTGCTTTTAGAATAGGTAGTGATGGGGCTGGAATTAAGTGGCAGTTAGGAACCCCACGTTTGGATATTTCTCCTGATGGAATTAAATCCTAATGGCTAACAATAATAGAGTACCCTCTCCGGTACTGCCGTTACCTCCGTTAGAGTATGATGTTCAGTATATGGACAATCTAATACGGCTATTAAACTACTTCATAGTACAGCAAGGATATCCGGGAAGTATTCGAGGTACTGATCTTACACTTACTTTAACAGGGTCAGGTACAGTACAGCCTGTAGCTTCTATAAACTATGTAGTAGACCCAACTAGCTCGCTAGTGAATAAAACGATTGTTAACATTGTAAACCTTCCAACCTCTGCTACTGGACTAAGTTCTGGTGATGTTTGGAATAGTGCTGGCACCCTTAAAATTGTATAGAGATTACACATGGCATATAACACTACTGCAAAAGGCTTATCAGCTCTAGGACGTAACGGAGATAACACCCTCTTACATGTTAGCAAAGACGAACTAGCTGGGCTTCAATCACTAATAGGCCACAAACTGCCAACCAACCCACATACAGGGCTACAAGAGGCGTTTGACTTAAAGAACATAATTGCCATGCTAGGTATAGGTGCTCTTGGTGCCGCTACAGGTGGTGCAGCGTTAGCCGCCGCTCCCGGAATTACAGCCGCAGGTGCAACAGCATTAGGCGCAGGTGAAGGAGCTCTATTAGGGGGCGCATATAGCGCATCTCAAGGTAAAGGGTTTGGGGCAGGTGCATTAGGCGGTGCTCTTTCTGGTGGGCTTGGTGCTTATGGTGGTAGTAACTTGCCGGGTGCTACAACTACGCCGTTAGCAGAACCGCCCCCATTAGCTAAAGCTGTTGAATTTGGAGATAATGTAACTGATACAGGAATTGTACCGGAAAGACTACCGTTACCCGAAGCCACTCCAATTAATATGAGTGGAGAAGCTTTTCCTAAAGACCCTTCAGCAAGTATGGAGCCCGCTTTAGAACTACCCACACCTGCTTCTGCCCCTCCTCCTTCTTATTGGGACGCCCTTAAAAAACAAGGCTCCGCTATGGGTAATAAGGACAACATGTGGGAGTGGGGTAAAATGGCTGGTATGGGGTCTCTTTTAGGCTCTAGTGCTCAAGATATGGTAGAGCAGAACCAAGCTATGGCTACCCAAATACGTCAAGAAAAACTTGCAGCGCAAGCTAATGAACAGCAACAACAGCAGTACTTTAAGGACTTAGGCTACCCATTAGCTCCTTTATCTAGTCTTAATAGCCCTGACACTCAAACACAGTTTAACTATTATAAAAACATAATTAACCCTAAACAAGGGTATGCTGCGGGGGGTCCTATAACTATGACCCTACCTATGGGGGGTGTGCCTGTAACTGCAACTTTCCCTGCTAGATATGCGTCTGAGTTAGAACAAATAGACATTCCGCACGAGATTAACCAAGCTCAAAATGTAGCTAAAGAAGGGACAGGAATGGCGAATGGGGGGTATATCAACACTCAACCTGTAAACCCAAACGCCTTTTACCCACAATCTCAAATACACAGTGCACAACCATACCCTGCAGCTACACCACAACGCCATGAAATAATAGAAGGGTTTGAAGATGGCGGTATGTTAGACGGTCCGGGGGATGGTATGTCTGATGACATCCCTGCTAATATAGATGGTGAAGAAGAGATTAGGTTGGCTGATGGTGAGTTTGTTGTACCGCCTGATTTAGTACGTATGTTGGGTTTTGGTGATCCTGAAAAAGGAGCTAAGCTATTAGACAATCTATTGCCTTTAGTAAGACAAGCAGCTCACGGTAAAAAAGAACAAGTAAAGCAAGATGCAGGTAAGTTGGCTGCTGAAAAAATGTTAGTTAGAGCGGCAAAAGGTAAGGCATGAACTCCGTTCAGACCCAAGGAATCGTAAACTCTATTGATGAGCTGGCGGTATGCATACAGGCTAAAGTGGACAGTGGTGAATTACCATCTGTAGAAACTACACTAAAACATTACCATACAGAAGAGTTATATGGGCGTAGGATTATCGTCCCAGCAGGGTGCATCTTTACAACTGCAGTTCATAAGGTAAACCACATATCTGTGGCTCTAAGGGGGCGTATAACAATGCTTAACTCTGAAGGTGAATCTCAAGAAGTAACTGCCCCTGATATGTTTGTAACACCAGCTGGAACGCACCGTGTAGTTTATGTGCATGAAGAAGTGGAATTTGCTACTATACACGCATGTACTGAACAAGATGATACTAAAGTTGCTGAAGTGTTAACCTTTAACACAATGGCAGAGTACCAACGGTATGATTATATACAAGCTATTACAGAGGCGGGGTTTACAGATATGCAAGCTAGAGCACTTTCAGAGAATCTAAACGACCAAGTACCTATGCCAGAGAATGAGAAACTAACTTATATAGCCCCCTCTGCTATTGAAGGTCAAGGTGTATTTGCTTCTGAAGATATCCTTAGTGGTTCTCGTATAGCTCCCGGACGTATTGGGCAATTTAGAACCTCTGTTGGAAGATATGCGAATCATAGTTCATTTCCTAATACACAGTACGTGCTGGCTGGGGATAATATAGACATGTATGCTATAAAGAAAATTCATGAAAATGAGGAACTTACTGTGGATTATAGACAAGCTAACCGAGTAAGATTGAGGGCAGAACAATGAGTTTCTTAGTATCAGCAGCAGCAACAGCAGCATCTACGGCAGCAGTAGCAGGGATTGGGGCAACTGCAGGTTTGACTGCTGGAGCTGTTGGTATGACCGCAGGGGCTTTAGCTGGGGGCGCTACTGCAGGTGCATTAGGTGCAGGTGTTGGAGCAATATCCGCTGCCGCTCAAGGACAAGACGTTGGTAAAGGCGCTCTTATGGGGGCCGCTTCTGGTGTAGTTACCGCAGGTGTTGCTAGTGGGTTAGGTGCTGCGGGAGCAGGAACTTTGGTCGCAGGTACTGTTGGTGGAGCTGCAGGTGGAGCTGCAGGAGCAGCCGCA